CTCTTTTGAAGAAATCTGTTCTTCCTTGTAGTTGTTCCTTCTCTACAAAAGAAAAGAAGTCCTGTAAGAATCCATCTATGAATTCTCTATGTGCTTTAACAGTAAGAACGGTTCTTACTGTATGTTGAAATTCCGCTGGAGTGAGAAGTCTTTCACCATACTTCTCTATTACCTGTATATGTACAGCATCGTACAAACCTCTCAGATTAGGGTCAACCTCAAAGACTCTTCTAACATCGGAAGGCTCGGCCCTTGAGCCGAGTCCATGTCGTTGCCATTGATGGCCTAACGTTTTTACTTGCTCATCAACCACCTCATTTACTGAGGCAGTTATCTGCCTCGTTATAATATCATCAGCCTTAATACCTGCCTTGGAGTCTACTTTTATAGCATTAAGGACTTCATTGTATACAGCCCCTCCAATATCAGCGACCTCTTTAACCGCTTTCTGTAACGCTACGGGTGTGGTTGCTGTCATTACAGGTTTGCTTATAGCCATCCTTGCAAGGATTCCTTTTTGTGCTTTGGCTAATCCTGTCTTTGTAACAATCTCAGTCTCAAACCCTGCTCTTCTCACCCATTCTTTAGGAGCGATTGTAAAAGCCCTTCTCTGTCTCTCTGTACCAGTGGCATATGTAAAGGCTCTCTCAGAGAGAATAGGTGCTTCAACTGCTTTTGCGCCAATCTTTCCTTCCGCTAACCATTCTTCTGCTACCTGCTTTGCGTAATGGGAATTGATTAAATCATCTACAAGTCTAAAGTCTCTGCCAGTAATCCCTTTATTAAAGACTACTCTGTCGAGAATCTCCTTCCAATAGACAGAACGCCTGACATTATCTACGCCTATTTCTGTAATAATAATATCGGCTATCTCATCGTTTATAGACGACCTCTTCATATAGTCAGGGACTTCCATCTTTGCTGCCCAGTCTCCTTCAAGGGGTACTTGTTCTCCCAATATAGGGTCATCGAATCTTGTAAGTGTTTTACCCCCTTCCTCAACAACAGTATCTATTTTAGAATAGACTCCGTTTGTTTTCCTTGTGGCAATCTCGGCTGCAAACTTAGGATTCCTCGCTAATCTTTCATCTACTAAAAGATTACGGGCAAAGAAGACGGAGTTATTTGGAGCGCGACTATAGAGGCTATTATCTACGCTGGTTCGTATGGTATCATTTGCAGCACTTCTAAATGTCAGCCAATCTCTGTAGATTTTCTGATTAGAAATATCTACCATCTCTCTCCATCTTAACAGCGGTTCTTCTATCTTCGCCCATGCCTGACCTGCTCGTGTTTTCCTTCTTAAACTCTCGCTCAACTGTTCTCTTAATGCAGGGTGTTTAGCCATCTGTCTTACAAACAGATGTCTCTTAAACATATCTGCATAGATACCTCGGCCAGCCTCTCCTGAATACGTGGCTCCTCTAACCGATTTGGCTTCATACTTCTTGGTAGCGAGGCCAACCCAGTCATCTATGTGACCTGTTTCATCAAGGATTGAACTGGTTTTAACATACAACTTTGCAATATCATCTCCTAAAACCATAGCCCCTATGATTGCAGGGTCATCTATTCCTTTCAGAGCATCTGCTGTAGCATCTGTAAAGGCTTTTGCTTTATCCTTTCTATACTTTGCATTTTGAAATGCGCTTCTTTCCAGCGTCTGAGCATCATCAATGACCTCATCAATAATCTTTAAATAAGGATGACGAGGCGTACTCCACGGCAATAAATCTCTTGCTTCATACAGTTCGTCTAACATCGCAGGTCGGGCTACATCATCAACAATACCCAATTCTTCTGAAACAACTCTGTTCCTTATAGCCTGTAGAGTCCTTGTTTGAGCCTCTGTTGCAGGTGCAATAACATCGGCTATAGCCTGACCTGCTTTGCCTCTGATAGTGTCAGGAACAGAGTAAGGTTTAAAGGCTTCTGAGTAAGAAATAGATTTGGCTGTATCCATCTTAGATAAGATTTTATTAGCGTTCCAAACAGTGACTCCATTCATCCATGCCTTTACTGCATATCTTGGCACTTCAGACATACCTGTAGTGAGCATTCCCTTCCCTACACGGTCTACTATATCGAAGCCACTTATGGCTGTATCTAAATGTTGAGGTGTAATATCGGGGACTTTACCATGTATCTTTCTGAGTGGAATCTTTTCCGCTTGGGTTATCTTCATTCCAGCCTTCGCTGTTTTAGCCAAAGCCTTCGCTCCTTTAGCACCACCCATTACGGCTAAAGAAGTTCCTCCACTAAACGGAGCCAAGGCTATCCCTACTGCTTCGGGGCCAACTGGCATTAAAACATCTGCTCCAAAAGCAGTCCAGCCAAAGGCTTGAATCTTAAACGGAGTTGATTGTTGATATGGAAAATGATTGGTTAGTTCCATGAACATAGGCATAGTTGCAACAGCAGCATACCTTGCTTCTTGGTCAGTCATACCTCCAGTCTCATAAGGTCTTATCATATCGGGAGCAGTAGGAAGAGTTTCAAATACACCAAACTCTTCTGCTGGTTTACTTGGGTCTTTTGTTTCAGTAGAAACATCTCGAATAATCTTTATCGTTGCTCTTGACGCTAAGGAAGTCAACTGCCTTAGACGGTGTTGCATCGGAGATTCAACTACAACACCACCTTTCTCTAAAGACCCAATATCATGGACTGCTGGTTGTGTTTTAAGTTCTTTATCTAAATCTCTTAATCTTTCCTGTTCCCGTCTTATCTCTGCTTTTAACTCAGGAGGAGGAACACTTAACGACCAATCATACTGGCGTATTTTTGCTTCAAGTGCTTTGACTTTTTCTTTTTGCTTTCGTTGAGCATCTTCAGCGGGTCTTCTTTTCGCTTGATAAACCCTTGTCTGCTCAGGCTTAAAGAGTATTTGTCTGCCCCATGAGTATTCATCCAACTCATCTTCTGTCATCTTCCTGCGTTGGCCTGTCTTCTCATCAAGGATAGTAGCAGTCTTCCAATCAACAGAAACAGGAGGAGCATCTTTTATTAAAGCCAGTTCTCCTGACGGTTCTACGGCTTCGGGAAAGGCTGCTTTATACTGTTCAAAGGCTAACTTTAAGGCTTCGTCTTTGTCCAACTCAGGATACTTTCCTCTTATCTCTGTAGACAATCCTCTTACAACCTGCTCTTCTTGGTCTAACTGTTGTTCAGCAGTTGGTGGTGACCAAGGCTTAGGACGCTTTGCTCCAGCAGGAGGCTTTAATACACCCTCTTCTGTAAAACCAATAGCCTGTCCAATCTCCAACTTTTTGTTAGACAAAACATCTATTTCATTCTCTACAGTAGAGAGTTCATCCAGTTGGCTTTCTCTAATAGCCTGTTCCTCTTCAGGAATATGCACTCCCTCAGCAGGAAGCCTACCTATAAGACTTTCTCTTCTCGCTTTGAGATAGCGCAGATTTCTCTCTATACGCTCTAACTCTTTGCGTGGGTCTTCGATTGGCAATGGGATTGCAGGTTCAGCCATTTATTCTTCTCCTTCTACCTTTGGATATGCAAGCCAGTAGGCTTTTGTTGCTTCTTTAAACGCAGCCAAAGAGTTGCCTTTGCTTTGAGCAGTCAGTTCTTTTCCTGCTCCTTTCCACTTAAAACCAATAGGCTTTCCACTGGCATCAAGTTTAGAAATGGTGTATCCATATGACTTGCTCCCTTTCCATCCAGTTACAATATAAAAGCCAACAGGATACAACTCTGCTCTTGTAGGGAGAGTAACCTCGGCTTCTTCTTGTGGAGTAGATGGTGGCGGTACTTCTTCCACTTCTTCTATCTCTTCCACTTCTTCGTCTTCTTCATCCAAACCAAAAGCCGATTTAAAAGATTCTATTAGTGGACGCCTACCTTCCTCACGTTCTCCTTTACGATACCTTCTTCCTCGCGTCATTGAAGAGATGCGTCTACTTTTTTTCCTTTTCTTTTTAGGTGCTTCTTCATCTTTGTCTTCAAACAAAACGTCAGGAACGAATACATCTGCACCCTCTTCCATTTTAATATCGTACCGTTTATCCTTCTTCTCTTCTCTCTCCGCTGCTACCTCTTCTAATTCGTCAGGAACGAATACATCTGCATCAAAATCTCCAATCTCTCTTTGCGCTCTTTCTGCTCTCTTTAATGCTTCTTCAGTCTCCATCTGTGCTGGTGACGAATATTGTTGCTCAGGCCAATCAACTAACTCTACTTCCCAATCCTCTTTCTGTACTGCTCTTTCTGTACCTAAAGTTTCGAGAGAGGCTTCATCATCTCTTCTTTTTAATATTTCTGCTGGAGTCAACAAATAGTCAGGTCGCTTTGCCTCCTCTATTTGTTGAGGAGTCATAAACTCTTCACCAGTGATGGCATCATCCTCATCAATAATCCTTGCTTTCCACTCTGCCCTTCTCCTTTGTCGTTCTCTCTTTGCAACCTCTTTGGGGAAGTCCTTAACAATAGCATCCCACCCAGTACCTCTCCAATCGGGGTCATTCTCTATTCTTTGTGCTGAGAGAATATAAGTTAAAAACTCTGCCTTCTTAGGGTCATTGCCTTTAAACATTTCATCAGCAAATCTTACTATAGCAGGAGCCTGAATAGATGCTAAAGCACCTTCAGGTAGTGCATCAATATACTTTTGAGCCTCCCTCTCAGCCTTGTTCTTAGGAACAAAGGCTTTTCCCATCTCTGTTGTTTTCTCATCGAAAGTAACCTGAGCCAATCTCGCTTGAATATCGGGTTGTATCGCAAAGATTATTCTCTGATTAGGAGCAGCAGCAAAGTAGAGTTGAGAATACTCTTCATCTAAACCTTCCCTTGCGATTAACTCAGCCATAAGTTTCTGTTGATGAAGACCAGTCTTAGATTCTTTTACAAACTTTCTTATCTCTCCAAGCGGAGTAGTGCCTGTAAATTGAGGAGCCTGTAATAAGGCTGCTAACTCTGATGCTCCACCTTTCAACTGTTCTCTTTCAGAGAGAAGTTCTTTCCTTCTCTGCTCATTGCGAACATATCCAGTCCTATCTAAGAGGAGCCTTGTATCTAAATCAACGAGGTGTGGGAACTCACTGGAGATTTGTAGAAGTTCCTGCCTTGCTTGCTCTGCTTTTCTGTCATCGTATTCTACTCTCTCTCCCTGTTCATCGAGATAAGAACCCGTAACTGTCCAATCTGAAGCGTCTTGGAGATAGCCTTTTAAGTCAGGGTCTTCCTGCAATAACCTTGCTTTCCCTCTTTTATTCGCAGGGTCTACCTTAGCCTCTGCCTCGACTATCTGCGAAGAAAGTTTCGCAATCTGCTTGGAGATAAGTTTCTTTGCAGTAATCTTTTTCTTTTTCTTTTCGGGAGTCCACGTTTCTTCTTGGATGGTGGTCATCCTATCCATACCAAGGTAGGGTTTATGGCCTTGTTTTATAAGCCCTCTTTTGTCTTGGTCTATTTCTACCTGAGTAGAAACCGAAGATACCAATGGCATTATGTCAGCAACATATCCTTTAATATCTGTAGTAGACAATGTAGATGCTGGCTGTCTGCTTCTTACATCCTGCAAGCCTCTATCCAGTTCCATCGAATAAGCCATCTGCTGAGAAGGAGATAAGCCTTTGGCAGTTGTAGCCATCTGAAGTATTTGGTCGAGCCTTCCTTCAGATGTTAAATCTAATTCTGCTTTGGATATGATTGACGCTATTTCTTTTCTTGCAGAGGCAGGAAGTGTATACATTTTATCCACATCCTCTATAACTTTTTGTCTCGCCTCTCCTACAGAAATCGCTCTTCCTATTCCTGCTTCTTCGATTCTCGCTGCTGCCAACGCTGAGGAGTTTAACTCTTTTAAAAGAAGTCTTCTCTGCTGTGACAATGCTCTTAGATGCTTTAACTTTTGTTCCTGTCTCTCATTCTTATTACGGGCATCTACTTCTTTCTGTCTCTGCCTCGCAATGATGGCATCTAATCTTCCAAGTAGTGCGCCCACTTCTCTCTGTGCTGACTGTCTGTTCCTCGCTGTATATTGTAACTGAGTGACATAAAGCGTGAGAATATCAGTGCTTCCTGTATTATACAGATATTTATAAAAGTCAGCATTTGTCTGTAGTTGTTCAGGCATATTATTCTGCGCCCCCTGCTGGTTTTTGCGTAGTACCGCCAAGGCCATAAAGCATCTTCAGTTGGCTCATAGAGGCAGGATTCATAAAGGGAGAGTACCCTGCTCCTTTCTCTGCTTGCGCTCTCAGAATCTGCATCATGGCTTCTCTATTGGTTTCTTGTAGCATAGCCCCTTGATACTGAGCATATTGTTCGGCTGCGCCAGCAACTCCACCTAAAACGGCTTGCACCTTTCCAACCTTTTCTGCTTTCTGTTTCTCTCTGAGTGATGCTATTTGTGAGAGTTGTAATTGTTTTGCTGCTAACTCTTGTTGCTGCAACTGTTCGCCTACTCTCGACCTTTCTCTCATCGCAACATCAGTTATAGCCTTCTGTTGTTTGGCTGCTATTCCGCCACTAACATCTGCTATCTGTTGCTGTGAAGCAAGGACATCTCTTGATTGTCTTTCGGCTGCCAACTGAGGAGCCATAAGCCTTTGTTCAAGGATTGCTCTCTCCCCTTCAGTCATTCCCAACTGGCCAGCAGCCTCCAACTTTTCTAATTTCTTTAGTCGTTCTTCATCTTCTGCTGTAAAGAGTTGACTGGCTCCGTAAAAAGCCCCTCCTGCTCTTGCTGCGGTAGCGACTCCACCTGCGATTCCAAGTGCTGCTAATGTACCCGACATGCTTACCTCCCTCCTTCTAAATATAAAAACATTCTACTGTGAATCCCCATGAAAGTAATTGAGCAGATGCGTTATCACCATAGCCAGCAATCCCCATAACTAAGTCGGCTGCTGCGCCACCACTGTAAGTGTTGTACATGCTTACAGTATTTCTTCCTGAGTTTATTGCACCAGTACTAATCTGCTCTGACCAATAGGTTCTTGTAGAATCTGCTCCAGTGGCAGGGTTATCTTCTGCATATGCAAATAAATAACAAACACCTCTTGTTCCATCTTCGTTTGTTTTACTTTCAACAGAAGCCCAAAATTGAAAGAGTATTGTGGCTGGTCGGGCTATAGGAATAGTTATAGAGGTTTTAGGAATAACCATTCTGTTTGTATCGCTGCTCTCATACTCTGAGATAAAAGCACCTGACGTAAACAATGCCCCACTATTCTGACTGCAATACCAGCCTGATACATGGTGAGAAGCATTTTGTGTGCTTTCAATAAACGGTCTTACAATACTTCTCTTGTCACACCATTGGCCTGTACTCCAATAGTTTGCATCAGTGATAGCCACTGATTTCTTTACTGCTGCTATATTACTCTGCATATTAGCAGCCGTTAAGACTTCTCCTGAAGACCATGTTTTAGGTATTGTTACCGCCATTAGACACTCCTCATATTTATTAAAGTAATATTACCAGTTTTATATGCGAGAGTGTTTCCTGTATTCACAAACCCTGAAATGTAAGCCAGCATATTATCAGTGCCATCATTGAATGTATAAAATAATCCTCCGATTCTCAGCCTGATTCCATACCAAGTAGCATTGGAACCAAATTTATTATAGTATTGTCCTGAGAAGTTTTGATATTCCAGTGGTATTTGATGCACTCCAACTGACGAATCTAAGTACGTCATTTGATTAGGGATTAAAGCCATCGCAGCCATATCTCCTAAGTCTGCTCCATACCACTCTGTTCCTGCTGAAGTAGCAATGTGGCTTGTCATATTGCTCTGATTGGGTACAGCAGTCCATGACGCTGGTGCGCCAGCAGACCAGCCTTGTGCATACTCTAACCATACACCCCAACAAAAACGGTTCCAAGGTGCAAGCGGAGTAGTAAGAAAAGGTGTGGCATATACCTGATTAGAGACATTTAAATGAAAATAATATCTCGCTAAATCATTAGCAAGGAAGGCTTTCCCGCTACTTCCATAAGAAACTGCGTTAGAAACAATCGACCATACAGGTGCGCCTGTGGCATCTTTTGCTGCGACAACAGTCGCTGAGGAAGACCCTATTGTATTGGTATCATAATCTACGCAGATTAAACCAGCCTGACCATCTGTATTATCTAAATCTAAAGAAGGAATATCTACTGCTTCGTTTGCACAATTGTCAGCGTTCATAGCCGTAGTAGTCTGTGTTGCAAAGTCAGAGAATAAAGAGTTTAAAGCAGTATGAGTAAGTGTATCTCCAGTTTCAGGAGGAGTATTTTTTATTTCAGACATTAACGCCACCTCGCTATGACAAGGCCATGTAAGTCCCACCAATGATAGACAGGTTTAATCACTGAGGCGTCATTATCTTTCGGCCCTGTTGACCTCATATAAATCTGAAGAGTCCCTGTTCCACCAGTAGAATAAGTTCCACAAGCGGTTCTAAAGGTCTGCATTGTCTTTGTTATTGGGCCATGCTCTGCAAGTATTTCTCCATTCCATAGAACTTTAAGAAAAGTATTTCTTTCTGATAGTGTGGAGAGAGAAGGACTGGCTGCTCTCGTTGTATAGTATTGGTCTGCATATATATTCATTCCAAACTCTATATGAACCCATCCTTCAGATAAACCAGTGATTGTTTCTGTATGAGCGATATACCAAACTCCTTTATAAGAAGTAAAAGTCTGACACTCAAACCCCTCGAAAGCGTCAGGGGTATTTGTTGAATCAATATAGTTATCGTTCTCTGCTACATTAAAGAGAGTGACTTTATGAAAAGCATTATCTTTTAACTGAGCCTTGTCGATATGGTCTGCTGGCATTGCAGTTCTATCTATACCGCCATTAAAGACGCTCTTATATTGAGAATATTCTGCGGAAAAATCTTCGGCATTTATTAGATGGTCTGCTCTCGGCTCTTTCTCTGTCCATTTTTTCATTCGCTCCCTCCTTTGGACTGGACAGGACAGGACGGAGTAATGTCGGAGAGAGGAAGAGTATTCCTTTTTTCTCCCAAATCGAAGTCGTTGGTTAGGTGTATTAGTCCTCTATACAAAAAGGGATTATCTTTATCTTTTTCATATATAGACTGTCCTGTCCTGTCACCCTCTACACCCTCGAAAGATAGGGCAACAGAGCCTTTCAACTCATGGACAGTATCGAGCGTGTGTTTAGCAGAGTGTCCATATCTCTTCTTACATTTTAAAAAATCTTTATTCATGGATTCTTCCCCTTCACCATCTTCGTTTGATTGGCGGTGAATAATATCTCGTATCCCACGATAATCACATCATCTGTACCAGTGAGTTCCCATTGGAAATGAGAACAGGAAGCATCGTATACATCCCATCTTACTGTAGTGATTAGATTATCTTCCCAAGTCTTTGTCCCATCTAAGAGAGTGACATCATAAACTTGTTGGCTTGCGTACTCAGGACGCTCTGCTGTATGAGTAGCCATATCATCAGTCGAGTAGGTAAAATCTTTTCTTATTTTCATCTGAAGAGTAGCACCTTTCCCTGTCGTATAAAGATGAACAGCCACATGTCTTACTTTCTTTTTTACCTGAGCATCACCGAAGTCAAGCCAAGGACTTTTGATTGTGAATGTAGGCGCACCATTAGGAGTTAGAGTATCATCTGCAAAAGTGCTACCTGTTTGTCTCAGCCCTGATATGACTTGGACTCCAGCCTGAACAGGACTTTCGGCTGCTCCTTCATTATGCCCGAATAAAATATTTCCTTGCTGGTCAGTATCTACGCAGGAGACTGGAAAGCCTTCTCTAAAACTCCATGTCATAGAATCAGGATGAAAGATTAAACCGAGATTCGGAATACTTGAACCATAGGTGCAGACATATAAATGATATTCTCTGTACTTAGAAGAGTAACATCCCGCTGCTCTCGTCAGTTGGTCTTTATTAACTCTCTTCCATTTCTTCTTTATTGGGTCAGAAATCTTTTGTATCTTTGGAGTATCTGAGTATTCCATATTCCCTGACAACAAATAGACCCCATTATATGTAGCAAAGACTACTCCTAAATCAGGGATAATCGCTGCACTGTTTGCAGCGGTAGACCCGATACCCTGAAGGATAGGAGAGATTTTAAAACCTGTGCTATAAGTCCCGATAACAACGTCTATAGACCTCTCTCTTAAGACTACAAGGAAGTTAAAATAATTTATTAAACCTCTTATTCCTCCACCTTTTGTGTTCCCAAGTTCCATAAAATCTAATGCGGAGAACTGGTCAGGCTTTAAAGGATTGGAATAATACAGCCTTGTATCTTCTGCTTCTCCTCCGTCAAGGAAAAGACAGGATTGAAATGTAGCACAAAACCGAGCATTTATTGCGGGAAACTCTACTGAAGCGGTAGGTGCTGGCTCTAAAGAACCGAAGGTATTAAATCTTCTGACATCATGATAGACTTCATCAACATTATTTTTAACTTCATCTATCAGATAAAAGGTGGATTCATTGTTACTGGTTCTATATAGTCTCCTTGCTACCGTACCCCTTGGCCCTCTCGGTATCTCTACAGCGATTGCAAAGATATAAGAGAAGGTGGGTGAAGCATCACCAGCAGTAGTCCATTCTGCTGGTCTGCTCTCATCAGAGAGAGGAGACTCTGAGCCTGTATTGGAGACAAAAGAAACTTTATAAATAAAGTTATTTGTATCCTCTGCGTTCTTTGAACCTAATCCTTGGCCTCTCGTATTATTATTTCTAACAAATAAACTATTCTCTGAACCACCAGTAGGCCGTGGTTTTGATGGGTCAGTCTCAGGTTGTCGAGGACGAGGGGGATGCGGTCTTACTGGAAAGCCGAGATTATACTTCGGGATATTGGTTGCTTGTGTAGCAGGAGGAATAGGCCAGCCAGCATATTTTAATGGTTGTCCATCACCAGTAGTGATAATAAGCCATCTTCCAAACTCCGTATAATACGCCGTAGTAGATGTCGATACGGGTGTAGTGCTTGTGAGAAGAGTGAAAGAACTGGCTTGTGGCCCTTGCCAATCATGACAGACTTTTATACTCCCACCTGTCTCATATACCAGTTGGTCTAAAGCACCGCCTCTTTTATTCCAATAATAAATGCTGTCGATTCTGTTGTCAGAACCCCAAGGGTCAAAGGCAGATTCTTTTACTAAGAACTTCTCATAGCCAATGCGAGAATCCCAACCACCAGTGAAAGGGTCTATCCTCATATTTGTAATAGAGTCGGCAAACTGCTTCTGCTGTGGTTGTCTTTCATCAACACCACCCAAGTTTGTAACATCTATTTTAGTTCCCCTCATTTATTACTTCCTTATGTTGTAGATAAAGTGGTGTAGATAATGGCCTGTCTACCTCTTGTTGGCATCATATCTTTCACATACCGTCTGCTCATTGAGGTTAAGAAATGTGAATCCAATTCATCCAACGCTTGTTCTTTTTTCTTTTGATAATAAACTGCTCTGCTATCATTATCTGTCATGATAGCGAGGTTCTCCAATGCTCCATATCCAATAGCATATGTCGCTGCAGAAGAAGGTATCTGAAGATTATCTTCATCCTCTGCGAGAGAAGGAGGCTTAAAAACATATCTGACATGGAGTTCTATATCTTCACTCTGCCTTGGATATAATCTCATCCTCTTTGTATTGCCGTTATTCTCAGGTGACCGAGGATATAACTGAATAACTTTATTTCTTCCCAACTCTTCCAGCGTTATATCAAAGTCTGTATTGGTTAAAGAAGTGCCAACCTCTGCAGCGATTCTCCAGTTTTTAAAACCATTATCGGGAGCCTTCCAAAGGATAGCCCAATATAATCCTTGTTGTGGAGTACCACCATAAGAAGTGGTGATTCTAATATTCTCTGAATCAGTCAGAGTTATAGATGTTGATTTAGATATACCACTATATCTTTTGCCAACGAGATACCCACTCTCGTCCCAATCATCATCATTAGCCCCTCTATAAATATACTGTACCGCTATCTCTACAGTCCTTATTCCTTGGCCTGAAGTGGTAGAGTTTGCTACAGCATAAACATTAACGGGACTTGGGAGATGGTGGTTGTCGTAGTTCACCCAGTATTGTGGAATACCAGTCTCACCTAAAGGAAGGTTATGCCACTCGTCTTCATATCTACTGAGAGCAATATATTTCCCCACTCTATTTGTTACAATCTCATCTGTTCTGCGAGAAACATTTAAGACCTCAACACAATCGTGTGGTAAATCAACATATCTATTCCTTGTAGTGAAGACATAGCCACCACCTGTTGTCACTTGTGGAGCAGGAAGTTTGTAATAGACCACTGTATCACTCAGCCTATAAGTGATTTCTAAAACAAATGTATTTGTCCCATCATCACAATAAACCTCCTGACCTTCACACCATGCTGGCCACACTTCTCCCGAAGGAGCAGTCAACTGAGTAGAAGATATAGCACCCCCTGTAGCAAAAGCATGGTCTTTATATACCTTAACCTTACATTCCTTTTGAGCGAAGTTATACGCTTTGGCTGTAAAGATATTAAAATATTGAGTGTTTATAATCCTATGAACTTTGTCCTTAAAGTCATCAGACGCAGGAGCGTAGTCCATTGTGGCTTCTATAAACTCTCGTACTTCTCCAAGATTTGCCATAAAAGATTCCTATAAAAATTTAAATAAAACCCCCGCAAGGGAGGTAATAGTGCAGGACAGGATGGGTATCCATTTACACCTGACACTAAAACCTACCTAAGAAGTTTAATAGCCTTGTCGAATAACAAAGACTGTCGCAAGTGTTTCTGAACCTTTCGCCTCAGTACCGATAGCACAAAGTTGTGCTGCCTTTTTATCTACGGAGTGAACAAGTTTTCCACCACTTACACTGGCAATCAGCAAAGAGTTAGCAGCGCAAGAGGAATCAACCTTACATTCGCACAAACCTGAGATACAGATTCGAATTGAATCACCAGCAGCAGAAGCCGCTTCTAAGGCGACTCCCACAAAGATGAACTGAGCAGCAGTGTCACACTTGACAACTTTCAATGCTTTGTCAGAGTCATTAGATTCTGACAAATCAAGAGCCACAGCATCACCAGCAGCAATTGCAGCACCAGCAATAAAGGTTTGAACCTGTCTACGATTGGACGAATTCAAGTCAGCGACATTGTCCGAGTCATTAAGACTTTGTAAAATAGTATTTTTAGCCATGATAGATTATCCTCCTTTCTATAATGCTTGTGTAGTAAAAGTAACGATTCCATGAGAAGCGAGATGTTGAGTAGTCAACTGAGTACGGCAAAGAATGTTTGCAGAACTGGCAGCATAACCACTAATCTTTTGCATATCGCCAAGCGCAAAGAAAGCGTCTGAATCAAAGTATGCGTCAAACATTTTAGAGTTCAACAGATACGCATGAATATAAGCGGTGGGTGAGATTGCTGCACCAGTGTCAGAATCATAAGCCAGAAGACCACTGGCTCCACCTGAAACCATAAAAGGTTCTACATAACAGGCTGCACCATTGAACATAAGAACAAGTTTTCCTACCATATCTTTCTCAGCAGACACGGAAGTGTAACGCTCTTGGGCGGTGAGTTCCTGCTTGTATCTCTTATAGCCAGTGGGAGACATAAGAATAATATCAATCTGTCCATCAGGAGCATAGATTTGAGATTGAATACAAACATCAGCCAAAGCCTCAGAAATACGATTGGAAGAAACATCATAAGTGGTGTTTACCGATACCTGATTCTGCCATGAAGACTGGAAAC